TACCCGTTAGCCGTCGGATACCGCGTCGGTGTCATTTAAGCGTAGCCTGTAGGGCGCAGGCGAGTTAGCCCCATCGCATCGACACCTCTGCCAAAGAACTGAGATACGATGTAACTAGTTGATCTGGGGTGTCAATACCCTACCGTAAAATAGTCTCTAACTCTTGTCGGTTAGCGTCTATCCCACCCCAAGACCAGAACTGCCTTACCGTATCTTTGTCCTGACTGGGATGTCTCCACTCAAATTTATCCCGATGGTGCTTCCAAGCATATGCCCCTAGGGTGTTATACTCGCTAAACCTACGGTCAGGTCGAGTGGCTATGAAAGTGTCAAAAGGCACTTTATGGGTAGTTTGGAGGAAATCCCTCATCTCCTTGTACAGCCACCTAGGAAACGTATGTGGTGGCCTACGCATGAACTCAAACTCTGGTTTCCACCCTATTGCTTCTTGTACGATTGGTTGCCAAGGACACTCCCCGATCCTGTCGTAGGGCTCGTAGTACAGGATTGCTTTGCCTTTGTGGATGAAATCCTTGGGAGAAACGTCGTGCAACCACACAGTATCAGAATCGATGTGGCAGATGAAATCAGCATCAGAATATAAGTCAGCGTTTAGTTTGGTTACCTGCTGGCCTAAGTAATCCTCTGCATACCTAGGGCAGATATGTACTTTCTCAAGGGTCAGGTGATTAAGCTCGTGCTGGTCTCCGTGGGGTACAACGATATGGATATGGCGAAAACCCTTGGCTGACTTAGCGCAGGACTTCAGGCAGTACGAAAGCCACTCAAAGTCTTTCTTGTAGCTACGGATGAATAAATCTACAGAGGCTTGCATAAAAGATCGTATTGGGGTCCTTCTTTGGGCGGAAATGATTGTAATTCGTATCCGAGTTCAGACCGTAGATAAGTAATTAACGAGATGGGGGACTCTCCGCGTTGCTGTAAAGCGTGTTCGTTAACCTCGATCCACATGACTGGACGATGCTTCGTGATTGTTTTCTTAGCACCTTTTAAAGCTGATACCTCAAATCCCTCCACGTCGAGTTTAAAGAAATTCAACCTAGGTAGGTCGTACGAGTCCAGAGTCACCACGAATACAACTCTGTCCCCGGAATCAGTTATACGACTCGATCCAGCGTTATCAGCTACGGAAAAGAACTGATTACTTGGTTTATCGCTAAGCCCGGCTTTGACCGTTATAGCCGAAGGACAGTTGTAAACCAAACACTCGTAGGCAGAGAGGTTGGGCTCAAAGGCGTATACTCTTCCAGCTGATCCGACAGCTTTGACATAAGCAACGGTATGGTCACCAATGAAAGCCCCAGCGTCCACGACGTAATCGCCATCCTTGATGTGCTTTAGGATAATCGGGAGAGAATACTCGTCGTGATCCAACTTCCCGGTCTTTTCGACCCAGCGGGAAATATGTGAGTCGTTCTCCAGTACAGCGACGTTATTCGGTAGGATTTTCACTTCCAGGTTTCCTACGCATCCGTCTCTTCTTTGGCTTTGCTTCCGCTACCTCGGGAACTTCCACCTTCTTCGGAGAACGTCGTTCACGAAGTCTTTCAATCAAAGTTCCGTCTTTGTTCTGATGGAACACAACAGCTTCTTTGCTAACCATCGCATCGACGCTGGCCTGATCTGGGAAAGTAAAGTTACGACCCTCATCTTTACGCCATACGTGCTGGATCGATTTCGTCCAATGGGCTTGGCCAACAATCTGTTCAGCTCCGACAACGTCGAAAGCGGCAAGATCGGCGTGGATCAAATTAAACGCCCGTTCCATCACGTTCTTGGGATAAATTGCGTTACCGCTCATATGCTCTGGGGTGCCTTCAACTTTGACCTGAGCACCCATAAAATACTGACCACAAGTACGGTATTCGGAATCTAAAAGATCAAGCCATCCTGGCAACAAGGGGATACAATCTGGTTCGCACCAGAAGTACGCCTCTGGATTCGGTCCCCAAGTGATATGCTGAGCTACACGCTTAAACAAATGATTCGGGCTCATAGGCCATCCGCGCTCGTCTTCATCGTGTGGGATGTACAGCTCGTAATGACGACTAATCTCAGTTGGATTAGGAACTCTACGGGCGCAAGCAACCATCAAGCGATGGCTACCAATGCCGCCAAGTTCTTCGACCCAATCCACCCAGCGAATCGCCTGCTCCCGATCCTGAGGACCGACTGGCAGTACGACTAGCATTATCGCCCCATCGACTTTTCGAGAGCTTCCAAGAAACCAACGTTAGAAGGCAACGAGCCCTCAACAGCAGAGTTAGTTTCGCTTGCCCCGGCTCCAGGAGTGGCAGCCTGATATTTCTTCAACTGCTGTTTCAACTCTGAGATAGTAGCGTTGCTCTTGTCAGTCAGGTCACGAACTACCTGCACAGCGAGAGGGAACAACACGGCTTGATAAGTAAGTGTTGCCCGTTGCTGGTGATCGAGAGGTTGTTTATCCAGATACACGGCTTGCTCTCGGAGAGCCTTAATCGTGTTATCCCATTCAGGGGTCTGGCCACGCTTCAAGATCGGGAAGGAGTCCTCGAACTGATTCCAAGTATTTTCAAAAGCAACGTCAGCTTGGCGTTCAAAGTTGAGCCTCTGCTCTTGCTCAACGGCAGTCTCTTCCTGTTCCATCTTCTGAAGCACAGTCTGGGATTCTTGAAGCATCTCGTCCTTCTTAGTACGAAGTTGTTCGATCTCATCCAACTTAGTCTTAACTGCCCAAGCATCCATCGCGTCAACGCCGGTCATCAAATCTTTAAACTCTGCTTTACGCTGAGCGGGGTCTTTAATATCCAAAACTTTGAGGACATCCTTAGCGTTCAATCCTTCGTACCCGATCAAAGTATCCGAAAGATTCTTCTCAGCTTTGGCCAAAGGTTCTCCGACAATACGTTTAAACTCACGGGTAGACTCAAGCTTAACAACGGATAGCTGGCTCTCATATTCGGAAACAAGTTTTCTCGCTTCTTCCAGCTCAGATTTAATGCTTTGAACTTCGTTAGACGCCTCGGTGTTCCCAGCCTTCCGAGACTTCTCTAACTCTTGTTTAAGGGAAGCAAGTTCTTGTTCGGCAGCTTTGAGTGCTCTGGATTTAGCAGCAAAAGCGGAGTTAGCAGAAACGGTAGCCTTTCCTGGAAGCTTCTCGTCTTCGGCAGGTTCATCAGCAATCTTGGCAACTTCCTTAACTTTCTCCGCTTCGGGAGTCAGCATAGAATCAATAAGTTTGCTGGGGGTTTTGATCTCAGGAGTCTTGCTGAGATCAATTGAAGTGGCTTTCTCTTCCTTAGCGGGAGTTTCGGCAACAGGAGCTGTGGTTTCGGCGGGAGCCGTAACAGCAGTATTCGCAACAGGGGCAGGAGCCGGCTGTTCAATCACAGGATTCTGATGCAAAGGAGTTGCGGAAGCCAAAGGTGCTTCGCCGTCTCCAAGCGCTGCGTTAAGTGCGTCTCCAAGTGATCCGATGTCATTAGTTGTTGCCATAGTTTTTGTATCTCTGTTTGTTTATTGGTTTACGTCTTCCCAAGGTGCTGGCAACTCTTGTGGCTCAGTCTTGGGAGTCTTAAGGAAATCAATAGCTTTTAGCGCGGCGTACCACCCCTCGTTGCGAGAATGAGCTAAAGCACGAAGTTGAATTGATTCGCCATTAGCTGGAGTAAGTTGATTTAACTGAGGTAATCCAAGATGAATCAGGGCGGTCATACCAGCCCGCATGTGCGGTTCGTTCCAGGTTTTTTTCCAGAGCTCTACGTAATCTGATCGTTTACTCCATTCTTGGAATGTCATTGATACGTGTATCGCAGAACCAGATTATTTTGCAAGCTTATTTTTTTCAGCCATCGCTCGTAGCTTTTGAGCAGTCTGCGCATCTCGGAGAGCCATACGTTGTTTCGCCTCTTCTTCCTTGAGGCGGAGTCTAGTCCTGGAAGATTCTTGCTGGATCTGAGCATCAGCTTGAACCTTCGCCAACTTAGCGGCGTAATCCGCTTGGGCTTTAGCTTGGACGTCGTCAATCTGAGCTTTCATCGCTTGCTGTAACTGTTGCTGTTGAGCCTTCGCCATAGCTTCTTGCTGATCTCTTTGAGCCTTGGAAATTTGGTTGCCGAGGGACTGAACAGCTTGGTTCATCTTGTTGAGAAGAGATTTAATCTGTCCGTACGCGACTTCACGGGTCTTGTCGCCCTTGATCGCTTGCAAGTGTTGTGACATATGGGGCGTTTGTAATGAAAGATATTTGAAAGCTTCGACCGGGGGAACTGCGTTTTGGTCGAGAGCTTGTAAGAACCGAGCGGCGTCCATACCGTGAACTTGTAAGTGAACAGCATGATTCTCGTTGGGTTGAACCGTTACGCTTCTACCACTCTGCATCGAATCGTTCTCGAGCTCTGCAATCTTACCATCAATCGGGAGACGAGGAGCAACTGTCTTAGCGGGGGCGTACCGATCAACCTGATCATAACCGACACGAACAGCAACGCGGTCACGAATAACATTGGCACGACCAGTCTCGTCCAACATTGGCAACATCTGCATGAACTCGTTGAACGCCAAGAGACGAGCTTGAGCACTTCCATACCCAACGGCTTTCAACGGAGTCACATCGTAGACTTCCTTCAAAGCTTCGGGAGGAACCCCACGCTCTTTAAGACGTTTATGAAAGAGAAGAGCAACCGCAGCTCCAGGTTCGTCTTGCGTCCAGTTCCTTCTAGAGAGGCGACGGAACTGTTCCTTAAGGAGTTTGCCCCATGGAACGTAGTAATAATTCTGAGCTTGAGTAGAGAGGACTGCTTCTTTCTCCAACTGAGCATTGACTTCGGTGGCTGTCCTGTCCCCACTACCTGAGTCGACCGACTGAGGAGCATAGCTCCCCGTGTTGTTTCGACGAACCATCGTAAGTTCTTGAGCAATCGGAAGAGCGTTATTGGCGAGATTAGGTTCGGTACGATCAACAATGTTTAAGTTCGGCGGGATGATTGCCATCGGTCCGTTGTAAGCAACGGTCAAATTTGCCAAGTCATCCATCGTCTGAGGCTGGATCATCAACGAGGTCGACAATAGAGTTGAGTCAATGATCGCGTTACGGAGACGATTCGTTACTTGAATGTGCGGGTAAATCTTATACCCCAAACCACGGATTGAATGAAGCGTTCCGTTCGTTCCGATACCGTAGGTAAACAATACCAAGGCTTCGTTGATCGTGCTAAAACGGCTGTCCTTCCTATAAAGGAAGTTCAGATTGGAGCCGTCACGAAGTCCGATAGCGTGTGTGATCGTTCCGTCAAACTCTTGGATATAGTAGTGAACAGTCTGGATTTCAGCGGAACGAGCATAGGAAAGGGAGAGATCGTTGTCCTTAAGCATGACTTGGATTTCTTCCCAATCCAAACGAACGCCAGCGGTATCGACGGGAACGGCATTGATGATAGCCCTACGGGTTTCCTCGACATCCCAACCAACTTGCTTAGCTACTTTCGGGTCTTTGATATACTGATAGAGCTCGTGAGCATAATAGGAGCGACGAGCACAACAGAACTCAAATCGGGTATCAGAAGCGGCAACGCCACGAGGAACAAAGAAATCCTTCAGACCTGCTACTTTCCAACGCCAGTCGGTATCGTCTTCGAAGAACGCAAAACCAACTCCGTAGGCTACAAATTCATGTGATAGCCTCTGCTGGTTGTAAAAGAACTCGTCCCAATCTTTACGAATAACGCGGTCAAACTCTTCGCTAATGATCTGGCCATAAGTACCCCGTTGGTTCTCATCGCCGTACTTTGTCTTAATTTCAGCAATCTGGGGCACTCCGTTAACCAAGTCAGAGTAAGCCGAAAGGGCGTACTCCAAGTCGGCTTGGGCTTCTAGGAAATTTAAATTCGAACGATAAGACTGGCCGAGAGTCCTGAGCGTCTCAGAATTGTACGGTGCTTCGCCGTCGAGCATCGCTTGTACTTTGACCCGTTGCGAGGATGCGATAAGATCCGCATCAAGGAGGTGACGATAGATTCCGTAAGCCGCTTTAGCATCTTTAAGCCTTGATTTGGGTGGTCTTCCTGTATCAGAAATAGTCTCGAGATTTTGGTCCACGTTGAACTCCTAGATACTCAAATAGATGAGAACGGTCAAGAATATAAGGAACTGGCGTTTTTGGCGAAAGAAAGAAAGTCCCTGTATTTCCCACCACCGGCCACGGTAGTCCCTGCCACAGCGTTAGCCCTTTGGCGGCATACGTCTAACATAAGAAAGGCAGCATCAGCTATATCGGGAGATCTGCCAAATCTAGATTTCATGTCCTTTTTAGACTCTACATAAATTTTTCCGCGCTCAGCCGTGCGATACTGCCTAGCAACTAACTCCCTGGCCAAATCGACTGTAACGCCTCTAACTTGGCCAGCCCGTAAAAATTCTCTACCTACGTACCAAAGTTCGGATACCCTGTTGCCGTAGGACTCGTCGGCCTTGATGCGGGATGTTCGACTGACTGGCATACCGCTGGGTCTTTCAGAAAACTTGACCCGCAAGATGGAGGGACTCCATATGGTAGCAATAATATCGCAAAGAGGGTCACCTGCTCCCGTGGCGTCAATAGCCAGATACCTAGGCAGAACACCGTACTTCTCGCATTGTTGCTTTAACAACTGAGCGATCTGGTAATTACGGGGATTGTCTTTCAAGGAGGAATTTTCTTGGAGCTCCACATATTTGTCGAAATGGACTGTCATGCCAGCCTCAGTCTCCCCGTACTTGCCCAAAAATAAAACCGATCTATCTCCACCACTAGTAAACCCAGGATCGAACCCAGCCACAGGGATTGGTTGTTTAGTCCCAACCCACATAGCTGGCTTATGGGCTTCGAACTTACGGAGGTCGGCCTCGCTGTAGATGTTCTCTTCGGAACCCGCGGGAGCGGGGAACGAACGGATAAATCGCCAGTAAGACAAGGAGTTTTCACCAAGGCGTTTCCTATCTTCATCGAGTTTCTTGGACGTAAGCAAGAACGGCCACTTGTCGTTGTTATCTAAATTGGGGGTCTTCTCGCCATCCAAGTGTAAACAGAACCCATCTTTAGTTTCCCAACCGCCCTCGTCAACGGTGACAGACTGCCATCCGTCCTTAGGCGTAACGAACTGACCAAAGGGATCGTAGGCGGAGTTAAAGTTTCCGCAGGCAACGCATTGAAAGAAGGGGTTAGCCGAAAGGTTGGCGGTGGCCTCAAAAATTGCAGGTGATACATCCGTGGCTTCGTCGATCAATAAGAACACTCGTTTGTTTTTCAAACCGAGCAACTTCTCGGAAGCTTCTTTTTCTTTGTCCTTGGCAGACGGAACAAGTGTAATGCTAGATCGATCGCTACTGCCTTCTTCCAATACAAGCTTACCCATCGAGTCAACGAGTTTACCAGGCATGACCTTCGCCTGCATATGGCGCTCGCGTACTCGACCCCACATACGCTTACGCGCTTCACGAACTGACGTAGTTGTGACCAAAACCAACGTATCAAATGGAGCGGAGTACCAGTTGACCAACCCCCACAAACCAACCACCTCAGTCTTGGCGGAAGACTTAGGCCCGGAGATACCAAGATAATTCCACTTACAAAGTTCTACGATCTGTTCATCTGCCCAAGGATTGCGTTGGAAACCCTGTGGGCTCTTCTTAGGGTGATACGGCCACAACATCTCAACCACATTCCAGAAGTGCTGTTCTTTACCGAGACCTCCTGTCTCAGGAGTTAAACCTTCTCGGAAAGCTAACAACTCAATTGTAAGTGCTGTAGCCCCTTCGGGCCATATTCGGCCATACTGCTCGATTTGAGACATCGCCTGATAGTAACAGAATCCCCTTGGCAATCCACTCTTTTTATAAGAGATGATCTGGATGGTAGCTATTGATCCTGGAGCAAGCGGAGGTATCGCATCTATAACTGTTAACGGATTGGTCGACGCAACCAAGATGCCTGAGACTGAAGGGGATGTGCTGGCAAAACTAAAGAGTTTGCGGACTTATCACGATGTTATCGTCATCGAGCAAGTAGGGGGTTACGTAGGCGGAGCCGGTAGCCCTGGCTCGGCGATGTTTAACTTCGGTCGTGGATTTGGGTTTATCCTCGGGGTAGCGATGACACTTGGGTTTAGAATCGAGATGGTTCGTCCGCAGGCGTGGCAGAAAGCGTTGAGCTTGGGGAACAGCAAGGGGATGGCAAGCAAGACGGAATGGAAGAACAAACTTAAAGCGGAGGCACAAAGAAGATTTCCAAATTTAAGCGTGACATTATCAATAGCAGATGCACTATTGATACTCGAATATGGCAGACATCACATTGTTCGAGTGGCAGAAACCGGGAGCGGAAGCGTTATTACAAAGCCTTCAGAAAAATAACGTAGC